TGGATCTCCTCGTGCCGCTGGAGCAGCGCGAGCTTGGAGGCCCGCTCGGCGCGCTTGGCGTCGAAGGTCTCCTGCTCCTCGGGGGTGAACTCGCGGAGTTCGCCGTCCTCGGTCTGGTGCAGCGCCATGATCTCGGCGTCGAGCGCCTCGATCTCGGACCGCAGGGTGTCGATGTTCATGACATCTCGCTTTCGAGTAGCAGCGCGCGGGCGCGCGCGGCGGGTGATGGAACGGGCTTGCCGGGAGTGCCCTCGGGCGGCTCCTCGGCGGTGGAGGCGGCTCGTTCGTCACCGGAAGCCCCTTCGGCTTCACGCGGCTCGGATGGAGTGCCGACCAGGGCGCGCGCCAACTCGGCGCGGACCTGGGGGTCTGTGAGTAGGGCAGCCAGCTCTTGCGAGCGGACTCCCACGCTGGTGCCTGCATAGGCCGGGAACACGACCGGGCCGACCTCGTACAGCTTCACCTCGCGCAACGTGCGCTTGAGAATGCTGTTTGGGTCGCTGCGGTCCGATGCCCACAGCAGGCGCTGCACGTCGTCAGGCTTGACGAGCGCCCCCGCGGCATCGCGCCATTCGTCCTTGACGACCGAGAAGCGGAACGACATGCCGGGGATCGCCTTGGACTTGATCGCGTCGCGAACCGGCTGGACCAGCCAGTTGTCGTGCAGCGAGGCCACGACATGGAGTCCCTGGGCATCCTCGCGCAGTGTGTCGAACGAGCCGAGCGGGATCGAGCCGACCATCGGGTGGCGGCCGTGGTCGAACTGGAGGACGGGGGTCCGCTCGGCGAGGGACTTCTTGAACGCGCCGCGCGCGATCTCCTCGTCGAAGATCCCCTCCCATGAGTCGATGCGGGTCGGCTCACCGAAGACCGCGCCGTAGCCGTCGAGCGTCAGCCCATCGCCGCCATCGGCGGTGTCGCGCAGCTCGAAGGGCACGCTGCGGCAGAGCATGTCGTCGGTCATGGGGTAGCTCCTGTCGGTGCGTTGTTCGTGCCGGCTGGCTGGAGCTGCACGGAATACATGCCTGAGTGGATGAGCAGGCTCATGTCCTCGGACTCATATGCGGCATTGACCGAGTCCGGGGTGAAGCCCGCGTCGATGAGCTGGCGCATCCCCTGCGCCCGGACGAACTGGATGTCCGCGGCGTCCTTGCGGTCCTCGCGGAAGAACGCCACCTGCGAGATGTCGAACCACAGCTTGGCCGGTCCCTTGGCCTGCGGAGCGGGGACGATCGTCTCCAGCGCCGCAGCAGCGCCGCGGTACAGGTCGCTCATGGTGCCATCGGCAAACGCACGCCGAGCGGCGGCATAGTTGCCTTGGTTGAGCGACGAGCCACTGAGCGATTCCTTGAGGCCCACGATGACCGGGGGAACGCCGGCCGCGGAGGCGATACGCGTCTCGTCGCGGCCTTGCGTTTCGGAGAAATCCATCTCCTTGAAGTTCGCGCCGACGACCTCAACATCGGCGCCGGGCGCGAGGTACATAGTCTTGCCAGCCTTCGCGGTGCCGGCGTATTCAGACTCCATCTTGGCTTTGAAGCGGTCGAACTGCTCCTGGTTCATCACGTCCGAGGGGAACGTCACGACCATGCTTGGGGTCATTCCGTTGGTGAACGTCCGTGCCTTGGCGTCGGTGGCTGAGTTGTCCGAGCGGATCTCACGCAGGATCGGCGTGACCCAGGACATGCCCTTGGTATAGGGGGCATCCGGGTCGGTGACCGGCGTCCAGTAACAGACCTCGTTCGGCAGGTAGGTGTACAGCGGACCCTGCTTGCCATTGGGCCTGTAGGCGAACCCGAGAATGTCGACGTACTCGTCCTCGGCGGGGTTTCCGTTGAGGATCACCGACATCTTCATCGGATCGCGACGATAGATCCGGTCGCCATTGCGCACTCCGTAGAACGCGCCCTTGGTGTCCGCGTCCTGGATCATCCGTGACGCTAGGTCGCCCGTTGTGCCGGACGGCCACGGCTTGGACAGTACGTCGATCTCGGGCCCGCCGAACAGTTTGCCGACCTTGCCGTTGTTCAGGGTGGCGAAACGGAAGGTGATCTGTGAGAACACCCGCTGACGAGCCGCCATGCAGGCGAACACGATCCCGTTGCTCTTGTAGATCGACGAGAAGTCATCCCCAGTGGGCAGCGCCTCGGGATTGGCCCCCAGCAGGCTCGAGGTCTGCACCGGGAACTGTGCGCCCGCCATTTGGATCCACGCCTGAACGTCATCCCAGCCATTGCGCGAGGGCTCACCGTTGCGGAGCTGGCGGAGCGTCGGCATCCGTTACCTCCACGAGGTCATAGGCGGCATACAACAGACCGGCACTGAGGGGCAGGAAGCCGAGATACCAGAGCGGCGAACAGAATCCGGCAGCAGAGCCGGCAGCGACGCCGGAGGTGTACGTGAGAATCCACAAGGGCTTCATCCGATCGCCCCCCAGAACTCGCGGGTTGGTTGCTTGGCCGCGCGCAGCGCGAGGGCGACGGCCTCCAGTGCCGGCGGATCGCCTGACAGGACAAGACGTTTGTTGACCTTGCGCCAGGTCGCCTTGCGGACATCGGCGTCGAGATCGGGGTCTCCCGGATGGGCTAGATCACCCGCGTCGACACGGCGCTCGAACTCGGCGCCGAGTTCGACGAACTCCTCGAAGGTGACCGGGACCACTCGCGCGCCGGCATCCACTAGCGCGTCACGCAGATGCCACGCGGGGCCCTTCTCCTGCAGGCACACCGCAGAGGGGCCGGCGATCCGGGCCACCTCTGAGACGAAGGTGTCCACAGCGTTCATCGGCACCCATGCGCCCGACTTCTCGAACACCTGCGGTGTCACGAGCGAGACCGACGAGCCATCGGAGCCGCCGAGGTACAGTCCGCGGCGCTGGAGGTCGCACGTCACACCAAAAGCGGTCGGCTTCCCGACGTCGCCCGCACGCTCGGCCCACTTCGGGAACAGGAAGGCGCCAGATCCGCCACCCGGCCAGACCGACAGGCGCTCACGCATGAAGCCTTCAAGGTCGGCCTGGGCGGCTTCCCACTCTTCATCGATCGTCTCGGCGAGGATGCGCGTACCCAACGCCGGGTTGGCCTCGGCGCGCGCCGACCAGTCCGTCGGGTCGGGTGGCGTGCGCGGGTCGTCTGACCCCTCGGGAGTCCACTCGGCCCAAGCCAGGCGTGACACCTTTCCGGATCGACCGCGGTCACGGACTCCCGTCCAGATCGCCGCGTCGTTCTCGGCAGACGGAACCGTGCCGGCGAAGATCAGTTGACGCCGGGCACCCTGCGCCGAGGTTGCGTACATCATCGCCCGGAATGCCAGCGCCGACAGCTCCTGTGCCTCATCGAAGATGATCCGCCGAGGGGAGAACCCGCGGCCCGAGGACTTCGACCGAGCCAGGAAGATGAGGCGTGAGCCGTCGCGCAACTCGATGATGTGCGTGCCAGTCAGGCCGCCGTTCCATGTCACGACCTCGGCCGCAAGGTCGGGATTCGCCTCGATCAGCGACTTGACCCGCGCCCATGCCTCGTCGGACGTCTTGAGCTCGTGCGCCGTCCACAGCGTGGTGTTCTTTCGGCCCTCGAGCTGCCCGTACAGGTACGGCTCAAACAGCGAGTGGATTGCAACCGCTTCGAGCCAGCCGCCCTTGCCGTTCTGGCGAGCGATCAGACCGCCGACCTCGGAGGCGGCGAGACGAGCGGCGAGCGTAGCGAGGGTGATGCAGACGAGAAGGACTTGGAAGGGGTCGAGGGTCTGTCCGCACGAGGCGATCAGCTCGACGGCATCGTGAGCGTCAGCCTCACTGTCGAACTTCGGACGCAGCAGAACCCGAGGCTCCTGCTTCCCGCGCCGCGCGCTTCTCCGCGAGCTGGTCACGCGTCGATCCCTTCTGGGGCTTCGCTAATGACGCCAGTTCGGCGAGCACCATGCGGTGCTCGCGCACCAGCGCGGGGAGTTCACGGGGGCCGGCCTCGTCCATCGCGGCCTCAAGGCGATCGCGGTCGCTGACCAGGCGCTCCTCGCGAGTCGGCTCCGGCATATCGCAGCCCTCCAAAAAAAGATGGACTCCGGGGTCTTGCGGAGTGTCAGCGATCTTGCGTCAACGGCCCGCCCCCCCATGGCTGGACCTCAGAGAACCCAGCGCCGCGGCGACCGCTTGCGCGCCCGGTTGCCTCGTGCCGCACCCTCGCGCCGGTTGCAGCGGCGATGGGCTGGCCCGAGGATGCGAGTGCCGGTCACGTCGTGGGCTACGTCAGCCGGCTGCCATGGTGCGATGTCCCTGCTCGGGTGGACGCACTGGATCTCGTTGCACCACAGCCACTGACCCGCGGCTTGTGCCTGGTCGATGGCCTTGCGTTCAGCCCGGTACTCGGGCGTGAGGTACTTGGCCTTGGCCATTGCCTCGCTCCACCAGCAGATCCAGCAGCTCGTCGATGTCGGCGCCGATCTCAGCCGCCGTGCTCGGGATGCACGCGCACCGCTGTCGTCGCCGCAGGTGGGTGATGGCTTCCCGAAGTTCCTCGGTCGTCGCGCTGTC